GGAGCTTTAGGTAGACGGCATCCGGTCGTCCCTGACGTTCCAAGTGATCTGCACTATACGGGTCCTCACCCGTTTTGAGCAGATACTTGAGTAGCGCGTACTCCCCATCCAGTTGAGATACTGGACTGAGGGACTTCTCCACATAGCCTCTCACGAGGGGTCTGTGGAGCGTAGTACACACTCGCTCGGTATCATAACCGAGAAAGCTAGTACGCCCTACAACAGGAGATGATGGCTGAACAGCGGGGAAGTAACGAATCAACTTCTCAATTCGTTCGTCCAACCACCTAGCAGCTTGCCAAAGTCCACGCTCATAGAGCTGGTTCCTTAGCGAAGCTGCCGATAGGATCTCCTGCGCGTCTCGCCGTGTTTCAGGTAGTACTCTACGACAACGAGCGACTGTAACGTCCTCGCCTGCAAAGTACTCAGCCCCACAAGATTCTCTGAACATTCCAGTCCAGAAGCTCTTTTTGAGGTTGACCACGAATCCATAGGATTCGAGTTCCTGTCTCACGGTTGCTGCAATGTCGTTAGGGACAATAATATCGTCCCCGAAGACGCGCACCGTATTCCTGTACCGTTGTATCATTGGTACAGAAATCTGCTGTTGTTCTTTCCTTTCTATAGCGAGGTAGATGATCGTAAGAAAGACCATCGCCTCAACCGGGAAGGTAAGAGCAGAGCCCATAGATGCGAACTTGGATAGGCGGATTTCGCCATGTCCAGGTACATCAGCTGTTTGAGTCCTGCACGCCTGGATGGCGTGTGACGTGTATCCGATGCCAAAGATTGCACGGACCAGCTGATTGGAAACACGGTCAGAGGCTTCGCTAAGATCTAGCGTAGCCAAGGATCCGTCGCGAGAGCCTTTTTCAGCCAAAAGCTGATTGACTTCCGCGTCACGGAATCCGATCTGACCCATAGTAAGGTCATCAGTTTCTAACAACCTTACTAAGTCACGCGCTATCGCCTGTTGGCCGTACTGCATAGCAGTAGGCTCAATAGCAATAATGCGTGGTGTTTTCAGCGTTTTAGGAACAGCAACTACCTTTACAGGTAGTTCCTTTCCAGGCTCAACAGATGTCACCTCGTCAAGGAGGTAATTATACCTCCAGTTCGGGATGCAGTACTCCCCATAAGGGAGATGCTTCTCTAGACGAGAGGGCCAGGAACGTTGGACAAACTTAGCGTTTCCGCTGAGCTTGTCTGCAGTCTTGCCTGGTCCATGTTTTGGAACGAGTTTGTGAT